ATGATCACCTCGCTTCCGGGCCGTTTCGCGCAGGCCTCGGACCTCTCCTAAAGCCCTTTACGTTATCGGCGTTTTCCCGCTCCGGCAAACTCGCCTCCAGTTACGAACTGCGAGGCCCGATCAGCCGTGCCCAAACCCATCGAGATCTTTGCCGCCGGCACCCATACCGCCATGGCCGGCCAGACCCTGGCCTTCGGCGAGGCGGACCTGGCTGCAACGGCGGCGGCCTATGATCCGGCGCTGCATGAGGCGCCGCTGGTCGTCGGCCACCCCAGGCATGACGGCCCGGCCTATGGCTGGGTCAAGTCCCTGTCGGCCGAGGGCGGCAAACTGTCGGCCGAGCCCGATCAGATCGATCCTGCCTTCGCCGAGCTGGTCGCCGCCGGTCGCTTCAAGAAGATCAGCGCCGCCTTCTATCACCCCGATGCCAAGAACAATCCCAAGCCCGGCGTCTATTACCTGCGCCATGTCGGCTTCCTCGGCGCCCAGCCGCCTGCCGTCAAGGGCCTGAAGCCGGTCGAGTTCGCGGCCGGCGAAGACGGCATCGTCGAAATCGAATTCGGCGAAAACAGCGGAGCGGTGCGCTGGGCCTTGCGCTCCATCGCCGATTTGTTCGCCCGCCTGCGCGACCGTCTGGTCGAGCAGGACGGCGCCGAGGAGGCGGACAAAACCATCTCCCGCTGGTCCATCGAAGACCTTCAGCGCTTGGCCGATCAGACGGCCGATGCTGCTGAGCCGCCGGCTCCCGCCTTCAGCGAGCCGGCCCCGATTGTCCCCGCCCAGACTATCCCCGCCCAGACTATCAAGGAGCCCGAGGTGACCACGCCCACCCCCGAAGACCTGGCTGCGCGTCAGCGCCAGCTGGAGGATCAAGAAGCGGCCCTGCGCCAGCGCCAGGCCGAATTTGCCGAAGCCGAGGCCAAGCGAAAGGCCAGTGATGTGATCGAAGGTCTGATCGCGAGCGGCAAGGTGCTGCCGGCCGAGCAGGACAAGCTGGTCGCCTTCATGGCCGCCCTGGACGAGGAAGGCACCGTCGCCTTTTCCGAAGAAGGCGGTGCGGCCGTGACCAAGCCGCTGCGCGAGGTCTTTACCGATTTCCTCTCCTCCCTGCCCAAGCGCGTCGAATTCGCCGAGCTGGCGCCGGCCGACCAAGCGCCGGTCCTGCAGGGCGATGCCCAGGCCATCGCCAACGAGGCCGTGGCCTACCAGGAAGAAATGCGCGGCAAGGGCGTGGTGATCACCACCGTCGAGGCCGTGCGCCATGTCCAACAGCGCAAGGGCTAAGCCATCATGACCAGTCCCAATCCCGGTATCTTCAAGAGCTTCCGCGCCGCTCCCGGCTCCATCGCTCCTTACCGCATCGTCACCCATGGCGTCACCGACGGCCAGGTCGTGCAGGCCAGCGGCGTCACGGATGCCCTGTTCGGCGTCACGCAGCAGCTCGGCCCCGACGGCGCCGGCCGTGTCGACATCTGCTTGGGCGGCCTGCCCGAGATCGAGATCGGCGGCCCCGTGGTGCGCGGGGATTGGCTGACCAGCGATGCCGAGGGCCGGGCCGTCGCCGCCGCGCCGGATGCCGGCGAGACCGCCCAGGTCATCGGGCGCGCCCTGGTCTCCGCCATTGCCGGCGACATCGTCGCCTTTCAGTTCGCCCCCGGCCAGATCGCCGGCTAACGCAGGATTTAGCTCATGTCCAATACCGCGCCCTTTCAGATCAGCCCGCAGCTGACTGCCATCGCCATCGCCTACCGCAATCCGGCCTATACGCTGATTGCCGACGAGGTGATCCCCGACATGCCGGCCCCGGTGGCGACCAAGTCGTTCCAGTATCGCGAGTTCGACATGGCCGAGGGCTATACCGTGCCCGATACCAAGGTCGGCCGCCTGGGCGCTGTCGGCGTGGTCAACACCAAGTCCGAGCTGAAGTCCGAGACGGTCGAGGATTACGGTATCGGCGAGCCGGTGCCGCTCGACGACATCGAGCAGGCCAAGACGCAGGGCCTTGATCCCCTGGGCCAAGCCGCTGCCTATTGCCAGAACATCATTCTCCTTGACAAAGAGCGCCGCGCTGCCGGCATCGCTTTTGACCCGGCCAATTACGCTCCCTCCAACAAGCTGGCCCTGAGCGGCGCTGAGAAATTCAGCGATCCCGACAGCGATCCCATCCGCCTGCTGACCGAGATCATGGATGGCATGATCATGCGGCCCAACGTGGCGGTCATGGGCGCGGCGGTGTGGTCGAAATTCAAGCTGCATCCCAAGGTCCTGAAGGCGATCTATCCCAACGGCAATGGCGAAGGCATCGCCACCCGCCAGCAGGTCGCCGAACTGCTTGAGGTCAAGAAACTGCTGGTCGGGGAATCGCGCATCAACGAGGCGCGCAAGGGCCAGGCCGGCCAGATCAACCGCACTTGGGGCAACCACATTCAACTGCAGTTCCAGGACCCTACCGCGTTGGGTAGCGCCCAGGGCGTCACCTGGTCGGGCCGCGCCCGTTTCGGAACCAAGGTCGCCGGCACGCAATTCGTCAATCTGGGGCTGCGCGGTGCGCAGCTGGTCAAGGTCGGGGAATCGGTCAAGGAATTCATCTTGGCCAAGGATTGCGCCTTCCTGCTTCAGGACGTGATCTGAGATGCCGCGCTACCCCGTCCTCACCCCGCTGCGCCGGGAGGGCAAGACCATCCCCGCCGGGCGTCCCGTCACCCTGGACGCGGCCGAGGCCCGCACGCTGATCGCGTGCGGTGCCCTGGGCGAGGCTCTGCCCGAGCCGCCGGTGACCACCGAGCCTCTGACCACGGAACCTCCCGTCACCACCGAACCGCCGGCGGATACCGCCAAGACCCGCCGCAAGTAAGGCATCTCCATGTACGCGACCCAGCAGGACATGATCGACAGCTTCGGCGAACAGCGCCTGATCGAGCTGACCGACCGACAGCATAATGGCGAGATCGACACGGCCGTGCTGGACCGCGCCCTGGACGATGCCCGGCAGATGATCGACGGCTATCTCGCCGCCCGCTACCGTCTGCCGCTCTCGCCGGTGCCCGGACTGGTCCGGCAATGGGCCTGCGATATCGCGCTGTATCGCCTGTACCAGACGCCGGATGAGCCGGCCCAGGCCCGCTATCGCGATGTGATGCGGCAGTTGACCGATGCCGGCAAGGGCATCCTGGCGCTGCAGGGTGACGGCGTGCAGGCCGCGACCAGCGGCGGCGGCGTGGTCCATGCCGGCCCGGCCGGCATCTTCACCGGTTCCGGCCTGGAGGGCTTCTGATCATGGCCGGCGCCAGCATCCAGGTCGATGACATCCTGATCCGCGCGGCCTTGGCGCAGCTGCAAGGCCGCGCCGGGGATCTTGGCCCGGCCTTCGAGGAGATCGGCGCGATGCTGGTCTCATCGGTGATCCATCGCTTCGAGCATGGCATAGCGCCGGACGGCAACCCCTGGCCGGTCTCGGGCCGCGCCCAGGCCGAGGGCGGCAAGACGCTGGTCGACAGCGCAAGGCTGATGCAGTCGATCACCTATCAGGCCGGCGACGGCGAGGTGTCGGTCGGCACCAATGTCGTTTACGCGGCCATCCACCAGTTCGGCGGCCGGATCGAAGCCAAGTCCGGCCGGGCGCTGACCTTTCCCCTGCCCGGCGGGGGGTGGGCCACGGTCAAGGCCGTCGCCATGCCGGCCCGTCCTTTCCTCGGTGTCAATGACGATGACCGGCAAGGGATTTTGGACATCCTGGGCGATTACCTGATGGAGGGGCTGCAATGATCCTCTTTTCCTGTCTGGACCGTCTGTCCGACCTGGTCGGCCAGGACAAGCCGCTGCGCCAAGTTCAGGGGGCCATTGAATTCGCCGCCGCATCGGCCGCACCGCCAGCCCGTCACCTCCGCCCTGCCGCCTGGGTGATCCCCATCAGCGACCGTGCGGAAGGCAATTCGCTGGTCGGCAAGGTGCGCCAGCGCGTTACCTACCGCTTCGGCGTCGTACTTGCCCACGGCATCGAGAATGACCGGGCCGGCGGGCGCACCACCCTGGAGATGGAGGCGCTGGAAAAGGCGGTGATCGGCCATCTGTTGGGCTGGCAGCCCAATGAGGACATGGAAGAGGTCCTCTATGCCGGTGCGCGAACCGTCGCCTTCCAGGCAGGCCTCGTCTGGCGCCTGCTCGAGTTCACCACCGCCTCTTACGTCTACAAGTGAGGAAGCCCATGCGCCCTGGTGGCCGCTACATCCTTGAGGCCGGCAAGCTGCGCCAAGCCGAAGGCCCGACCAAACTCCACCCCGAAGGCTCGGCACCGCGCGATGCGCAAGGCCGCCGCCTGGATCGCCCCGCCGAAGCCAAGCCCGCCGCGAAGGCCAAGGCTGTGCCTGAGAAGACCGAGAAGAAGGACTAAGCCATGGCCTTACAGCCGATGAAGTTCAGGAAAAAAGTGGTCCTGGCCAAGGTCGAGACCGTCTATGGCCAGGATGCCGGGCCGACCGGTACCGAGAATGCCATCCAGTTGTCGGACGTCACCATCACGCCGATGGAAGCGCAAATGATCGAGCGCGGCATCGTGCGCCCGACGCTGGGGGCCGAAGGCTCCATCGCCGTCGGCATCCATGTGGTTTTGGAATTCGCCGTCGAGGTTGCGGGCTCCGGCACCGCCGGGGCGGTGCCGCCTTGGGGCGTGCTGATGCGCGGCTGCGGCATGGCCGAGGTGATCGAACCTGATACCGAGGTCCGTTATCTGCCGGTTTCCGACGGCGAAGAATCGGTTTCGATCCTCTTCAACATCGACGGCAATAAGCACGCCTTGCTGGGCGCGCGCGGCAATTTCACCCTGGACCTAGAAGCACCGGGCCTCCCCCGTTTCCGCTTCCGCTTCGTCGGCCTGTGGAGCGATCCCATCAGCGCCCCCATGCCCAGCATCGACCTGTCGGCCTGGCAGGCGGCGATGGCGGTCTCCAACGCCAA